ATGAAAGCCACGCGGTTTCTAAATCTTCCAATGCAGGAATTTTACACCGCACTTTGTGGCTTTTCGGGTCGATTGCCGACACAATGCCTTCTTGATAGGTCGCACCAAAATTATGGGTTTGCATTCGTCATCTCCATACCTAGCGTTAATAAATCATCAGGGATAAATTCCAACATTCGCACTTCGATATTGGTGATGTAACCTTGCGTGCGTGAAATACTGTGGCGAGATTGCTTGATTAAGTATTTACCTGAAAACACGCCTAAATTTTTGAGCAAAATAGTCGAACCTGCCACCAGTTTCGGATTGCCAATCAGGGTAATATCGCCTGCACTTTGGTCTTCGTTTTGCTCGCTTAATGCGGCATCGCCTCTGGCATCAATCTGTTCTTGGCTTTCGCCTCGTGTGGTAATTTTCAGCGTATCGCCACTTGCTGCCTGTGCTTGCTTCATTTTCGGGCGAAGTGCGGTCGCTTTTTTGCTTTTTTTCACCACTTTTTTACCGCTTGTGTCAAAGCCTTTGATTTCCACCTGTTTTGCGGTGTCTTTAATCCGATCTCGAAGTCGCAAGCTAATACATTCGGTTTCATCAAGCACTACTACTGGTTTAGATTGCCCGAGTTCATCTTTATCGGTAAACACCAGTTGATTGCCCACAATCTTGAAACTGTGATGATACTCACGGGCAAGGCGGGCAAGAAATTCCACATCACGCCCTTGATATTGGGTAATGCGTTGAATGGGAATGTGGCGAATTTTGCCCACCACTTTTAGCTTCAGGCGATTTGCCACCGCTGCCACCACTTGGGCGAGCGTGGTGTTCTCGTAGGCTTTTGGCTTAAGTGTGCGGTTAGCTTTGCTAATGCCAGTGGATAAGGCTCGCAAGGTAATGCTAGACGGGTGATAACTGTATTCCACCTCATCAATCTCAAACGCCCCAATTTCAACCAATGGTTCGCCCTGATAGCCAATCGCCGCTTTTAGCTTATCGCCTTGTGTCGGAAACCACTGGCGAATCCACTTGCCGTTGATGTCTTCAAACTGCACGGAGAGTTCGTCTGATTGCCCTTCGAGATAGTCGGTGTAGGTCAGCTCAATCAAGGACGGCTCAATCTCCGCCGTGATATTGGTTTTCTCATAAAAGAGCGTGAAGTCAGGTTTTTGCACGTTACTCATCGGCATTTCCTCGCAACCAAGGCGGCAGATTTGCGTTTTGGGTTGGTTTCACATTCAGCACAGGGATAAACACCGTCGCTCCTGTGGGTAATACTTCGCAAAAACTCAACTGCGGATTAGCAGAAATCAAGCGACCATATTCCAACGCATCACCATAGTAATAATAGGCAAGGTTATCCCAACGTTCGCCTTGTTTGACGATGTGTTTAAGGACGGTTTGTGTCATCGTTTACCTCCGTTTCGGCTGGATTTTCTTCATCGGTTCGCAGTACAATCCAAGCGGTCATTTTTGCCACTGAATTTGCAGAATTATCCAGCCGCTCATTGATTTCAGTTAAAGCATTATCGGCAGGCGTGAACCAGTTATTCCATTCGCTATCGGCAGATGCCCGACTGAAACTCTGTTTCATTATTTGCAAATCGTCATACACCGCTGCCACATCACGACTAAATTCACTCACAGCAGGCAAGTATTGGCGAACGCTGTCAAAGGCGGATTGCATCCCGACCAACTCACCAAAACCGCCCAAGGCGTTGTCTAAATTGGTAAGGGTGCTGGGCAAATAGGCAAGAGCGGAAGCAGGATCGTGTGCCAACTGGCGAACCACCGCAACGGTGTTGCGAACTTCGTCCACCGCACGTTTGCCTTGCTGATACAATTCCACGCCACGGCTAACCGCACTTTTCACAGTTGAAAGCGTATTGGTTAAACCTTTCGGCAAAATTGAACCGAGTAGCGATTTTCCGCCCACATTTAACGCCGCGCCAAGCAAGCCCTGTTGCGAATTGCCTACAAACTCTTTCAGGCTGATATTCATCTCACGTGCCAAGGCATTACCTTTGCCGTCCGTGAAAAGTGTGGTCGATGAAATATCGGTGATCACAAAATTGCCTTTGTATTTTGAACCCCACATCAAGGCAAGGGCGTCTTGCTTGGCTTTTGCCGAAAGTAGCGATTGATAACGACTTTCCACGCCGCCGATTTTGTGGTGCAGGCGAATCGCAAAGGATAAATCTGTTAGTTTCTCGCCCATAGCTTGCAGTTTTGGCTTGCCTTTGAGCACCGCGTGTTCGGCAAAATCAGCAGAATGGGTTTCGGTGAAGTCGGTCAAATTGACAGGCTCAAAGGCGATATTGCCTAGCATAAAATACATCGTTGTTTCTCCTTAGTAGGCTCTCCGCTGACGTTGGTCTAGCACACGATTAAGCAGGCGTTCAAATTCCACAAGGCTCATATTCAACCCTTGCTGCACCTGTTCCATTACGCCCTGATTTTGGCTACCGTTCACGTTAATGGTCGGGTTAAAATTGACCACGATGCCGTTGTGCTGATTGGTTTCGTTATTGGTAACCGAATTTCTATTTAGCGGTTGATAATCGCGAAAGATTGACGGATTTTGACTGCTTGCCTGATTAAAATCAGGCGTGTGGAAATCGGTCGATTGATTTAGCCCAAGCAAATTGCCGACAAAATTCGCCCCGAATTTCACATCATCCCACAGTGTGCCGAAAAAGCCTTTTTTCTCGTTTAACAGAGGTTTAAAGGCGGTTTCAACGCTATTTAAAACAGGCTCAAATTTCACCGCACTTGAGAGATTTTTGCTGGCTTCCGTGGCGAGTGGCTGGGCGTTATCCATCCCGATTGCTAAGCCTTCCACCACGTTTACACCGTAGCCCTTAAACACTCGGCTTGGCGAGTGAATACCGAGTTTTTCTTTAAACCACGATGTGATATTTCCACCGAGATCTAGCACACTTTGTTTTACCGTCTCCCACGTGTTTTTGATGCCGTTTACTAATCCGCTGATAATATTCGAACCAAATTCGGTAAACTTGGCTGGCATATCAATACCAAACCACGACAACACGGTGGAAAATACTTGCTGGAATAAACCCAATGGCGACCAGTTGAGAATAGTGGCTGTGATGTTGCCGATGCCTGAGTTGAAGAAGTTGGTGATGTTATTCCAAAGTTGCCCGAAGTAATCCGACACACCTGTCCACGCACTCGAAACCCATTCAGTTGCTCCTGTCCAAATGCCTTGCACCCAGTTGCAGAAGTTTTGGAAGTAACCTGTGACTTTCGTCCAAAGGTTGGAAAACCAAGCTGAAACAGGTTCCCAATTGTCATAGATGAGATAGGCGGCAACAGCGATGGCGGTAATGGTTAAGCCGATAGGGTTGGTAAGCAAAGCTTTCCCTAATCCAATAAAAGCTTTTTTCGCAACACCAAAGGCTGAGCCAAGCCATTTCATTACTCTACCTGTTTTGGTAACTGTACCCGTTAAGGTTTCAAGTTCTTTGGCTGCTTTAATTGCCTTAAATACTTTAAATGGCATAAATGCTGCTGAAAAAATGGATGCTATGCCACTAAACGCAAATTTTGTTGCTAATACGCCTGTGCTTAGTAAGGAAAAACCGCCTACAGTAGCAGCGATCCACTTAATCGCTGTTTTATGCTCGCTGACAAAAGGTGTCAATGCATCTTCAACAAAACCTTGTAGTGCTTTCGCTCCCGATTTAATATCATCGGCAAAAACAGACCCTATATTCCCGACCGCACTTTCCCATGCACCGCCTAAACTCTCAAGGGCAGAACCAAGTGTTTTCGTTTTTTGGGCGACGCGTTCTTCAATACTGGCTTGGTCTTTCATTTTCTGTAAGAAATCTTGTAAGCCTGTCGTTCCTTTTTCACCTAATAACAAGGCGACACGCTTACCCTCAGTGCCAAACATTGCATCAGCCACATCTTGTGCAGCTTGGTCGCCAAATTTTGCTCGGATTTTTTGCAGTTTCTCAAGCTCCTTGACCATTCCGTCAATACCTTTGAAATTGCCTTTTTTATCCCAAAAGTCAAACTTCACACCGCTTTTTTCAAGAATATCCCGAGCTTCTGCCTTCATCCCTTTTTTGGCTTCAGCAATCATTTGCGGACCTTTACTCATTCTGTCAAGCATTGTTGAAAAGTTTGTACCGAATGATGTGCCTTCTAAACCTTGTTGAGCAGCAAGCCCCTCAATCGCAAAAATTTTCTGTGAGTTTTCTCGCCCTGTTAATTTCATCGAACGAACATTAGACGCATAGTAGGTCATTGCCCCATACATATCGTCTTTTTTCATACCTGCAGCAAACATTGCTCGTTGTAAATCGTCTGCTGATGCTCCAAGTTCAGCTTCTGATAAACCGTGAGATTCCATCATCTTTGCAAAGAACTCACCTCCTTGCTCTTGATCCATTTCAAGTAAAACGTTGAGTTTTGCCGATGTTTTTAAGCCACCGTTAATCAAAGTGTCATCAGAGACACCTTGCATTTTCATTGCTTTGGCGAGCTTATAGAAATCTTCACGCGTTCCTGGTAAATCCGTGCCAAGTTGGTCGGCTATTTTGCCGATTTCCTTAAATTTGCCGAATGTGCCGTCAGCCTTCATCATTGAAATTTTCAGATTATTTGCTGCTTCTTCCTGTTGCATATAGGTTTTCACAGCATTCCACGTAGGTAACGCTACGCTAGCTGTTATTGCGGTAGATTTAGCTAACTTACCTTTTAATTCATCACGGTTTTGTTTGCGTGCCTGTTGTTTTTCTAAAGTACTAGATAAGGAACGTTGAGCTTTTTCAGAAGATTGAATAGCACGGGTAAAATGTTGTTGCTTTTCTGCTGTGCGAGCAATTACTGCCTGCATTCGCTCATAACGTCGAGTAAGTTTGCCAATATTCTGATCGCCCGAAAGATAGGCAAGTTGCATTTTTTGATGCAGTGCGACTTGGCGTTCTTGCCATTTCGCCATTTTTGCACCCAATTTTTCGTTTTGCTGGGTTGCTTTACCCAAATTATTAGAAAGGTTTTCAATGGTTTTATTCACCTTTCCAAAGGCAGCAGAAAAACTACCTTTTAAAGAGGCACCAATAACTAAACCGAGTACTAAATTATTTGCCATTTTTTGCTCACTATGTTAAATAT